AACGAGACAAGGAGTTAAACTAATGGCAACGCACTTAGTTATGGGTGACCCTCATTGCACACCCAAAGCAAGCAATGATAGATTCTTATGGGCAGGTAGACTGGCTGCAGACTTTAAAGTTACTCATGTAATATGTATGGGTGATTTCTGTAGTATGGATTCTCTATCTACTTATGATAGAGCAAAGAAATCATTTGAAGGCAGACGATATCAGAAAGATATGCAGCATTCACATGAAGCATTAGCTTTATTTAATAAAGGTTTAGGTAAACACAAGCCTAGGAAGATAATGCTACATGGTAATCATGAAGATAGAATTGATAGATTCGTGGATGAAAACCCAGAGTTAGATGGTACTATGAAAATATCTGATCTACAATTTAAGAAGTATGGTTGGCAAGAAGTACCTTACAAGCAAATGAAAGTTGTAGATGGTATTCACTATGCACATCACTTTCCTTCTGGTGTTATGGGATCAGCTATATCTGGAGAAAATATTGGCAGAACTCTCTTGACAAAACATAAAGTTTCTGCTACAGTGGGTCATAGCCATTTGTTAGATTATGCTATATCTACACTACCAAATGGTAAAAAGCTACATGGATTATCAGCAGGGTGTTATCTAAATCATGATGAGCATTTTGCAAGAGATACTCAGCATATGTGGTGGAGTGGTTTGATTGTTAAAAGAGAAGTTAAAGATGGTAATTATAATCTTGAGACAATTGATATTAAAACTATTAGGAGAGAGTATGGCAGAAGTTAAAAAAGAGATAATGTATAATGGTAACAAATACATTCTTGAGTCTGAAGATAATTATGTTGTGGGTACAGATGATCCTGTAAATCATCCTAATCATTATAAACAAGGCAATAGAGAAACTATTGAAGTTATAAAAGATTATATGACTAGTGATGAGTTTGCAGGTTATCTGAAAGGTAACATAATTAAGTATGTTGGTAGATTTAAGTTTAAAGGTAATCCTTTACAAGATCTAAAGAAAGCAAACTGGTATTTAAATAAACTAATAAATGAGGTAGAAATATGGGACAAGTAAAGCAGGCAATAATACAGGTAGAAGATTTTGTTGCAGGTTGTTTGAGACAGGGTAGAACTTTGAATCAAACTATTAGAGATGCAAGAGAATCTGAATCTGCAAAGTCTAATCCTTATCTTAGTGATGAGGCATTAGTAGAAGATAAATACTATCAATTTAAAGGAGGGCAATAATGAGAGATGCATTTATGGAAGCACTTAGAAAAAAGTATGAAGCAGATATAAGTGTAGCTAAAGTTACTATAGAAGTTTATCTAAATAAATCTGTAGGTATAGGGGAACACCCACAGTTTGTACATGAGATAGATAAACAGTTAGAAGCTATAGCATCTGCAGAAGATAAGTTAAGTATGATTGATAAACACTATCCAAATGAAGACGATATACCATTTTAATAGGAGGATAAATGGCTGAAGAAAAACAGAAAGTAACACCCCAAACATCAAAAACATATTTTATAAATTCAGAACAACTAATGGATATTATGAGATATTTAATGACAAGACCATACGGTGAAGTAGTTAAGATTATGAACTCTTTATCTACACTAACACCTGTCAATACTGATGGAGGAAGCGATGTCAGAAAAAAATAATTTAGATAAGTACACTGGTATATTGTTTGAATTAAAGATTGGTCTAAACAAAGATAATGCTATTGTGATTGACTATGGTGGTAAACCTGTAGGTAAAGTTAGAGAAGCATTAAAAGGTTATCCTTATCATGGTAATCTATGTGCCGCTGTAATTAATCATGCTAATGCTGTGGGGAGAAAACTACAAGATGATATTAAACAACTCATACAAAAAGTTTAAGAATTTGGTTGACCAAAAAAAAAGGCACCCAGAGTAGATACTCTAGATGCCTTGTTGTTGCCTGTGAATGGGGAGTCTATACGGCTCCCCTTTTTATTTTATTATATATACTAAATTTTTCTGTACTGCCGATCTACCATTAGGTCTTCTAATTTTTTTACCTTTAAATTTTTTTGTGTCTTTAGTAGTAGGAGTTCTAAATCCTCTATCTTTCATAGCCTGTAATGCACCTTCGCTAGTTAAGTCTTCAGCAACTACATATTTTTTACCTTCATCTTTTGCTTTTTGTATTATATCGTTAAATAGCTGATCCCCTGCTTCTCTAAATACACTACCTGCCTCAACAATAACTAGAGCATCTTTACTAAACACATCACTCTGATTAATTCTACCAGATCCAGGTATAGCTATTTTTGCACCTGCTAAAGGTAAGCCATCTTCATCTACTACAAGTAGAGAGTCTTTATCTTTTGTGCCTATTACATCATAAGCAACAGAAGTTATATATTCTATAGCAGCTAATCTTTTATTATAAGTATGTATTAAATAATCTTGCCTTTCTTTTGTAACTGTTTCTGGAGTTTCTCCTTCTGGATATTCATTTATTTTATACTTAGCAAATAATTTATTCTGTAATTCCATCTCCATTTTAGCTTTTGTAGAAGCTGGCATAGGTGCCATAGGGCCACTCATTCTTTCCTTAAATCCTTTTATACCGCCTCTCATTACTAACAATTCATCCATTAATTTATCATCTAAAAAATTTTGAGTTGTTAGTTCTTTTGTATCTTTTTTATCTAATAGTTTTTCAGTTTGATCATTAATATCATCTATCGGACTAGGTGGATTGTTGTCACCTATGCCTCTTACTAATTCTTCTGTTTGAGATTTTACATCTTTTTCTTTAGATACTTTTTTTTCAAGTTCTTTGATTGCAACATTAGTTAAAATCTCTTCACCAAGATCTGGTTTTTTAGGTGGTTCCTGTTTTGGTTTATTAGATTTTTGTTGATCTTTAACACTAGGTAGATTAGGATCATCATCTCCATCATCAGTAAACGAAAAATTAGGATTAACCATTGGTATAGCTTCAGTATTTACCATGGTTGTATTTTTAGTTAATGCTTCATTTAAACCAGTAAATGCCTCATTACCATATGTCTGTACAAATTTATTAGTGCCTATTTTACCTAGTTCTTTAGCTAGATATGGTACAGCAAATCTTCCTACTGCTGTTACTATAGGTGGTATTGCTGCAAGAGGTAATGGCATTTTACTGTAAATAATCCATTTGTTGGAATAAAGGTTTTCTTTTTGGTACCAACATGTTTTCTGTTTCTATTATTGGTTTAATTCTATCTTGATAAACATTTGAAAGTAAGTTCACATAATTAGGATTCTCTGCATATGGACTCATGCCTTTAAACATTTCTTCTACTTTATCTGATGAATCTATTACAGGTTTGTAACGATCACTTGTAGTTATTAGCTGTAAAAATCCTCGTATACTATCTTTACTATCTGCAAACTTTCTTAAGTTAGCACCACCTGTAGTGGTTAAGAATCCTTTTGGATTTTGTTTCATATAAGTTTCATTAGCATGCATACCAAAAAAATTATTAGCAGCTTTTGCAGTAGGTGCATCTTTAAATTGAAAATTGCCTGTCTCTGTAGCAGCTACAGTAGCTACAAAAGATATAGGTATTTTTCTTTCAATAGAATCTTCTGGGTACTCATTACGCACCTCTTTAATTAGATTCATAAACTCTTTTGTTTTACCTATATCAGCCATACAAATTTTTATAAATAAAAATACACTAACAATTCCAAGCCCTAAGTGCTTTATTAATTCTAGAATTGGGGTCATTAGCAGTTTTTTTAGAAGTTAATTTTTTCTTCATCCCTTTCATTCTCGCACAGAAGGAGGCACGCCTTTTGTTACCTACCTTTTTACTAGGGGCTTTTAAGTTGCCCCCAGTTGCACGATTGTATGAAGCACGCCCTTTGGCATTTAAACCACCAGAGGGATTCTTACCTTCTTTACGTTGCCATGCAGGTGTTTTAGCCATTACACTTTAGTCTTTTTCTTTTTGTTTCTTAACATAGCAAAGTCTTTCTTAGTAAGTTTACCATCTTTGTCCATGTCTAATTTTTTTCTTTTACCCATTACTTTACTTTTCTTTTTAGGTTTCATCATATATCCTGGCATTATTTATATCTCCTATATTTAGCTGTTTTCTTAGCTATACTTTTTGGTTGTTTAACAAATTGTTTACCTTGTGCTTTACCTTTTCTTTTTGCTGCTGTTGTCCTTGCGTATTCCGAAGCCGACATTGACTTGATAGCCTTCTCTGGTAAATATCTTTCCCCAGTCTCCGAAGACTTCTTGCCAGATTTCGTTCTCCATTTCTGTTTGCCCCATGCTTTTAGGCTTCTCTGACTCTTTGCAAGTGCCATTACTTTTTTCTCCCTTTTCTGATTGCATCTTTTCCTTTTTTAAATATGGATGCTACTTGTTTTTTACCCATAACTTTTGCTCTTTGCTCACCTACAGTTAAGATCTGGATCTTTCTTGCAAATGGTTTAGATATCTTTTTAACTTTTGCAACAGTTTTACGAGCATCAGCAGGAGTCGCAAACTTAATACCAACAGTATCCTTAGGATTCTCATCAGTATACAATCTACGACCAGATCCTTTT